TACAGCATGCGCCTGTGGTTTGGGGATTATAACCTTAAACGACCCGCCAAAGCAATCGCGTCAGCAATTCCAAGCTCGGAGGGACTTGTTGATGCGCGAATCTGGATCTCGCGCCGTTTCCTTGCTGGTCAGCTTCTTCTTCATGCCCTCCATCCGGGCGCAAAAGCTTTCCTTGCGAGGGCCGCCTTTAGGCTGAGGAGGCTTCAGGTTCATGCCCTGAGCCTTGGCGGATGCCCGACCTTTGGCGTTCAACCCGCCATTCGGGTTCTTGCCTTCCTTGCGCTGCCAAGCTGGGGACTTCGCCATCACTTCCTCCTCTTGGCCGCAGTCATATTATCGACGAGGTTTGGGTAAGGCCTGCCAGCCTTTTTAGCCGCAGCCTTCGCGCTTGATTTCTGCTTCTTCGACAATGACTTAGGTTCACCAAGATCGGATGGCCTAGCCTTGTCCCAGATCGGTTTCTTCGCCATCACGCCATCTCCGTTGCCTTGGCCATCACATCATTGACGCGAGTGGTCCAGCCTTTGCCAAAGGTTTCGAAAGTGCCAAGGTTCTTGAGAAAATCCATCCGCATGGTGCAGATGGCGTCAACCGCCGATTCGGCATCACACTTTTTTATAGCCTCCAAAGACCGTGGTCCGATGACACCATCCGCAGCAACGCCCGCAATCTCCTGAAGGTACTTTGCCGCCCGTCCAGTGCCAGAGTTCACCGCCAGATCATAGGCGGCATAGTCAACGCCAGCGGGAAGCTCATCGCCCCGGATCTTGTCCCAATAATTCCTCTTGTAGAAGGGCTTCACCATGTCAGGGGTGAGGGCGCGCATCTCGGATTCGGTCACATCCCGATCAAGGAACGCTTCCCAATTTTTCTTTGTGACCCCTAAATTGGTCATGCCACCGGGGTCTTTTGGGTGGTTTACGAACCCGCCTTCATGCTTCAGCACCATTTCGAAGCACATTTCCCAGTTGTCTTTCATTTTCCATCCCTCGCCGTAAGAGCATCGGTTTTGGCTTTGGAGCCAGCGGAAGACCCGTAATAGAACTGAATGACGCCAGTCCATGAAGTACTGAGCGACCCCAGCATCATCAGCAGAACCTCTGTTCCGGTCTGCGGTAGGCCAAACACCATGACCCAAATCAGGGCTCCAAAGAAGCCAAAGGTGATGAAGAACGCAAGCGCCTTCGGGGTCCAGTCCTTTGTCTCTCGCTGCATCTGCCGGGCGCTGTCACGATCCCCTGCGGCGATTCGCTCAAGGTCGATGTCCAGTTCTTTCATCTGAACTTTGAAATCAGCGTCGATCTTCTTCAGGGCTACAAGCTGCTCAGGCGATGCCGTGGCCATTGCCGCCTTCACATCGTCCTCAGAGCCGTTTTCATGGCCCAGCAGGACATTGGATAGGGTCTTGACTGCAACGCCAGCCAAAGGCCCGCCCAGAGCCGTGGCGATGGTGGGGGCTATTTGACCAAGAAGAGGGCCGAAAGCATCAAGCAAGCTCATGGTGGCTCCTATCTGTGAGAAATTGCAATGCCAAGAAGGGAAAATATGGCTACAACTGTCAGGAACAAAACGATCACTACCCCCCATTGGGCGATGTTGTCCATCATTTCCTCGCGCTCATTCGCGGCTTGGATTTCTGCGGCCTTGATTTCTTTCTTGATTTTGGTGGTGGCGGCAACGACCTCATCCCATGCGGCAAGGCCAAATTCACCGACAAAATGGTTCTTCAGGTCAGCCATCATCTGGTCAGCTTCAGCCTTGGCGGCATAGGCTTCCATCGCCATCTGTTCGGCGCTCTTGCCCGACAAAAGGCTTCCGTGGTGCGGTTCTGCTGCAATCCGGGTCAGGTGAGCAACGCTGTCGAACAGCGAGCCCATGTCCTTTGCCATGCCTTGGATCTCTTTGCCAACCGCAATGCCGCCTTTGATGGCCTCATAGCTGGCTTTGGCGAGGGCGAGAATCGTCAACGGGTCCATTACTTGTCCGCCTTCCCATCCAGTTTGTCATAGATACGCTGGAACATGGTTTCAATGTGATCCATCCGCTTGTCCAGATCGTCTTTGCGGACGTAGCTTATAGGCAAATCGACTTCAATCTTGTGAAGGTCTTCCTTTAGCGAGCCGACAGCCTCCCACATTTGACGGGCGAACCAGCCAGCTGCGGCAAGAGCAGCCGTGGAAGCGAGATTGAAGGTTGTCTGATCCATTATGCGGGAACTGCGCCATTCATGTCATCCTGCGCCATCACCCAAGAATAACACTTGGCCAAGAAGCTCTCGCCGTCGAGTGATTCAATGTCGGCCAGCGGCGTGTGGTAGCGCCGGAAATCCACGTCACGGGTGTCGTCGTTCTGCGGCGCAGTGGCGTATCCGGCAACATCAATCATGACGGCGAAGCGTGAATCTTCGCTGCGGGTGCGAGAGATAGATGCAGTAACAATACGGAAGTACGCGCCCGCGAAAGGGACACCGTACTGCGAGGTAGAAAGATCAACCTGAATAGCCATGTTGGCCCCTTATGCGTATGTGACTTCGGATGTTTGAGCCGTTGCGACCCAGCGAATATTGGTAGCGGCTGCGCCCGTGGCAGTGATGGCAAGGCAGCCGTTTGTCGTATCGGCACTGACAGCAATGGTCCATGCAGGCACGTTGCTGATGGTGGTGACTGTAGAAGCAACAAGCGTTGTGGACACCGCCGTACCTTCGCGGCGGATCAGTCCTTCAATCTTCCACGAAGCGGAGGCAGTGCCGCCAGCCGCCTGTTGACGGGCTACAACAAGAATGCTGAACGTGTATGCTGCATTATTGGGAAGAAGAAGCTGGTTTGTCGTAGACGCCGCAGCGCCATCGCTAGTCAACACCGTTGCCGTAGCACCAGTCGTGGCGGCGTAAAGTGACAGCGTTCCCCACTGCGCGCCGGTAACGCCGACTGCCGCACCAAAAGCCGTTTTACCGATTGAATTTGGGTTTCCACCGTAACCAAGAGCTAACGAGTATGATTGAGCGGCAGTAGTAGCGTTGCCGCCAATGGCCGCCGAATATGTGCCGCTTGCTTTTGCCAAATATCCAATAGCAATGGCGTTTGCCCCCGTCGCCCCATAGCTGCTTGTGCTATTACCGATGTCTGCCGCAAACGAATCTGCCCCCGAAGTATATGCCCATCCAAGAGATACAGATCCTGATCCGGCAGAAACGGCGCTTCCGCCGCTTCCTTTGCCAATAGCACTGGAGTTTGCACCGTCTGCGGAAACGCCTGTCCCGAGAGCCAATGTAAAATTATTGTTACTGATGGCGTTATTTCCAATTACAACGCTTTTTTGATACGTCCCAAAAGGGTTAAACGAATTTGTACGCCAGTTTGTTCCGTCAGAAACAATTTGAATGCCACCACCTGATAAAATATATGTGGTGTCGCGATTTCCGCCAGTGCCATTGATATACTGACCTGCTGCGGGCGTAACGGTTATGGTGCCTGTTCCACTGTTCCAAATCCAAACGGTAAATCCCGATGTAAGTGTAGCGGTGGTCGTCAGGTTAACTGCAAAAGTACCGCTTGTGCAGTTGATGATTGTGCCGAGATCGCCAATAACTACCGTATAAGCGGCGGTCTTGTTGCTGATTGTGTAAGTGACAGAACCACCAGCAGGAGTTGCCCATGTAGCATCGCCACGCCAGAAAGTAGTGGCCGATGCGCCGGTGCCAGAGTTTAGGTTTGCGACAGGTAAATTGCCCGTTACACCCGTTGTCAACGGCAACCCGGTAGCATTTGTTAACGTGCCGGTTAGGGGCGTTCCAAGAGCACCACCATTGACGACGAAAGCGCCAGCAGACCCGGTATTGACGCCTAAAGCAGTCGCGACGCCAGTTCCGGTTGTAAGGCCAGAAACTGCCGTTCCAGCAGTAGCATAGTAGGCAAGCTGACCAAGAGTGCCGGAATTAACCGTTCCAGACCCGGAGCTTGTAGCGTTGATAGTTTGGTTTGGCCAAGATCCGGTGATTGTTATGTTGGTCCCTTGAACCAATCCGGGGCTGGCTGTCCCCGTTCCGCCATTGGCTACCGGCAAAGTCCCAGACACATGCGTTGTCAGGCCGATCTTGCCATACGAGGGGGCTGCGCCAACACCGCCTGAGATCAAGGCGTTGCCCGTTGCCACATCCGCAAGCTTGGAAAAGGCCGTTGTCGTACCGGCATAGATCAAGTCGCCCACATCATAGCTGGCAAAGCCGGTGCCGCCTTGAGCAGCCGTGAGGGGGGTGGTGAGGCCACCTAAGCTTGTGATGTCGGTGTTTGCGCCAGAGGCTGCGGCGGAAAGAGCGGTTCTAGCTGCGCCAGCAGTTGTTGACCCCGTGCCGCCATTGGCGACATTCAATGTTCCTGCAAGGGTTACAGCGCCAGTGGTAGCTGTGTTGGGGGTAAGTCCCGTTGTGCCAGCCGTGAAAGAAGAGACGTTAGCCGGTATGGTTGCGGCAACGGTAATCGAGCCAGCAGCGTTCGTGATGGTGATGTTTGAGCCTTGGGTCAGGGTTGTGCGGGTGAAGCCCGTGCCGTTGCCAATATCTATTTCGCCATTGGCCGGGGTGGCTGTCAGGCCAGTTCCACCTCTGGCGACGGGGAGCGTTCCAGTGACGCCCGTGCTTCCCAAAGGAAGACCTGTCGCATTGGTCAAAACAAGGGCAGAAGGTGTTCCGAGGGCGGGCGTCACAAGTGTTGGAGATGTTGCGCGAACGGTGCTGCCGGAACCCGTGCTAGTCGTGACGCCAGTGCCGCCATTGGCCACGGCTAGGGTTCCAGCTACCGATACAGCCCCAGAGGTGGCTGTTGCGGGCGTCAGCCCGGTCGAACCAAAGCTGATCGTAGAAACGCCTAATGTGGAAAGAGAAGCAAAACTGAGATTTCCAGCTCCATCAGTTTTGACAATCTGGCCAACGGTTCCGTCTGCGGTTGGATACTTCAACCCAGCCGGATTGTTCATAAGCAGCTTGACCACACCACCGGAGTTCTTGGCGTAGAGCGCCATGTTTGCGGTGTTGTAATTGATGGCCATCTCGCCATCAGCCAAGTTCGCAGCAAGAGGTGCCGCCCCGGATGTCGCGGTGCGATAGAGCTGGATCGGGGTGTAACCTGTCGCGGCCATCGTGCTACCTCAGATTTTCAAGCTTGTAGAGCGTCTTCATGTGAAGGCCAGCGAGATCATCAAGCAGATTTTCGAGCGCCGGGATATTTTTGGCGATCTCTTCGCGATTTTTCGTCAGCCAAAGCATCTCTTCTTGGACCAGCTTTTTAGCGTCATCTATGCTGTCTGGCAAGTTTTCCACAAGCCCAAAGCCGCCTTGATAAGCTTCAACAATCGGGTCGAGCTTGTCGATGATGCCTTCATAGTAATGGCCAAGGGCCTTGTGTTCAGAATAAGAGTCCGTACTCCAATGCCGCATATGGGCTTGGTTCCGGGCCTTGAACATCCTGACGATAAGCTCTTCAATCATTCGAAACCCCTATTCTGCCCCAAGTTTAACCGATTCAGGATCGGTTGTCACGAAGTCCAAGTTCTTCTTCAGGCGTTCATTGTTGGGGTCTTTCTCTACCGCCAAGCTGGCCTGCTCGATGCAGATCTTGGAGAGCTTAAGGTGCCAAGCTGCCAGACTGGCAAGATCATGGGGCCACGCGCCCCACACATTGGGGTCTGACGTATGGACATGATCCGGCTCTGTGATCCGCAGCGCCCGCATGGAATAGGCGAAACACTCCTCCCAGCGGTTCTGCGTGTACATGAGCATAGCCAGATTGCACCAAGGTTCGCGGGTGCCGGGGGCCTCAGCCGCCGCCAGATGAAAGTTTTTCTCGGCCTCGTAGGGGTTGCCGAGCTTGCTATGGGCATTACCCATCACACGATAGGCGAACGCCTTTTCGTGCCACCAGAGGTATCCGGGAAGCTGCAAGTACCGCTGGAACGCCTCAATGCAGTCTGCCCACCTGTATCGGTAGCTAAGTTCACGGGCGTAGTAGAAGGCGCTGCGAGGGCACTCTGGGGCCTCCTTGGCGGCATGTTCCAGCATGTCGAGGTACTGCCCGCGAGGCTTGGACGGATCTTGATCGTGACGCATCAACACCATGTCCGTGCTGACGGTTTTCTCGGGGTATCGGCTATCCGGAACAAGAAGCTCGTGGCATGGGTGCTGCCACCTGTATCCGTGGCGAGCATGGATACGACGGGGGCGAAACACGATGCCGTTGCCGCAATCAAACAGAAAGTTGAGATTTGTGGCCCCATCGGTCCATAGGCGCTCGATCTCTTCGCGCCAGCCGGGTTGAAGAATCTCGTCAATGTCTAGGCTGATACAGACATCCACATCGCTAGGAACAAGGGAAAGAGCAGCGTTGCGAGCAGTATCAAAACGCCAAGG